TGCGAGGTTGAGATTCGCAAGACGTGGGACTGGATCATTGTGCCATTAAAGGTGGAGATTGAGGCAAGTGGTGTAAACGGGTCTTGGTACGAGAAAGTAGGTGTAGAATGAATGTTGATGATGATGCAGATCTTTTGTCATCGGAGCAATTGGAACAACAGGTTGTTTCTGCGATTAGCCGTTTGGCAATTGGTAATGTGGATGCCGTAAAGAACTCGAACTGAATTGCAGAAAGGATAGATAGAATGGAACGGAAACTAGCAACAGTAGACAAGATTTTGGCATTGTCTCCAATTCCGGATGCCGATGCTATTGAGGTGGCCAAAGTTCGGGGTTGGGATGTGGTGGTAAAGAAGGGTGAGTTTGAGGTGGGGGATCTTTGTGTTTACTGCGAGATTGATTCGGTGCTTCCACCCGCGCCTTGGTCGGAATTTCTTGCAAGCCGAAATTATCGGATTCGCACTGTGAAATTGCGTAAGCAGGTGTCTCAGGGCATTGTGTTCTCACTTTCCATTCTTCCCGAAGAAGGGGGAGAAACGCCGGGATTCTGGGCAGTGGGTGAAGATGTGACCGATCTTTTGGGGGTGTCTCTCTATGTTCCGCCTGCGGCAAAGGTGCCTGGAGCGGAGGTCAGAGGGTCGTTTCCGGGATTCATTCCAAAGACAGATGAAGAACGAGTTCAGAATATCCCATGGCGGGCGTTCAATCGGAACTGGAGTATGCCGTGGACGGCCACGGAAAAGCTTGATGGAACTTCGGTGACCGTGTATAGGAACCAAGGAAATGTGGGCGTGTGCTCGCGAAATCTGGAGTTGAAGTTGGATGCGGAAGTTCCAGGCCAGGCCGTTCGGGTGGTAAGGGATTGCGGCGTTTTGGACTGGCTGATGGATGGTGGCCTGTCCATGTATCCAAACATTGCGCTGCAGGGTGAGTTATGTGGGCCGGGAGTGCAGGGGAACAAGTATCGATTGGAATCATTGCGCTGGTTCATTTTTGGTGCATTCGATATTGATCGGCAGTGTAGAATTCCATTATTTGAGGGTTCGGAATTGGATACGGCACTGTGTGCAGCAGAATTGGATCGGGTTCCGAGGGTGTTTATTGGAGAACAAATGAACAATTTGACTGAAGATCGGTTTGTAGCGTCTTTAGTTGAGCTGGCATCCGGTGTGAGTATTGTAGGGAACAATTCAAAATTACCCCGAGAAGGTCTCGTGATCCGGCATGAAGATCCGGACACCTGGTTCTCGTTCAAAGTCTTGAATCCTGATTTTTTGTTGAAATATGAATAGGAGGAAGGTTGTATGACTTGTCAACTGTGGGAAACACCTGGAGATTTTTGGACATACATTAGTGCTAGGTACACGTTCGATGTTGATGTTTGCGCTACAGAGCAGAGTACTAAGTGCGCCCGATTTATCAGTCCGGATCAAGATGGATTATCAGTTCCATGGGGAAGTGGGAAGGGATTCGCTTGGTGCAATCCACCATTCAAGTGCGCGAGAAAATGGCATGAAAAGGCCGTGCATGAGATTTTTAGCGCACAGCATATTTCTGGTGCAGCCGTACTTGGACATGCTTGTACGGGGGCTGCTTGGTGGCAGCAGGTGGTTCGGCAATATGCGCCTACAGTACTTTTGTTGTCGCCGAGAATCTCTTTTGTAGACCCTGCTACAGGCTGCCCAAAGAGTGGTAATGATCGGGATAGTATGTTGACCATTTATCATCGGGCGGATGATCCACGTCGCCACCCAAATATAAAATTATGTCAATGGAAAGGTGGTTCCAATGAGTAATCAGAAAAATGTACAGCGGTATTGGGCAGTTACTCTTGATAATTCTGTAACTTTTCGGTATGCGGATGGTATTTGCTCAATTTATACAAAATCTGGAGATGTGCTGTGGTCGGGATTTCCGCACCGACTGTGTGAATGTATTGATGATGTGAAAAAGTTGCTTGTTGCAGTAGCTTCTTATTAGCGTTGATAGTGTGGAAGGAGTTTGCAGATGGAGTTGTACAAAAAATATCGCCCCACTTCTTTGACAGAAGTGGTGGGGAACAAAAATACGGTTCAAATTTTGAAGCAGTATTTGGAGAATGAGGCTCTTCCGCATGCTCTGTTGTTCACTGGACCTTCAGGCTGCGGGAAAACAACCTTGGCGCGAATCATTGGAAAACAGGTGGGCGGGACTACACAGACTGGAATGTATTACCGGGAGTTGAACTGCGCTTCGGATGCGCGGGGAATCGATGCCATTCGAGAGATTGCCGATTTGGTGCAAGTGCGTCCATTGGACGGATCCTGCTGGGTATGGGTGCTGGATGAGTGCCATCAATTGACAAAAGATGCCGCGAATGGGCTGCTGAAGTTATTGGAAGATACTCCTGTTCATGTGTACTTTATTTTATGCACAACTAATGCGGCGCAAATTCTGCCAACCATACAAACACGAGTGACACGATTGGATGTTACACCGCTTCCTTATCAAGAGATGTGCGATCTTTTGTCTGCCGTAACTGATCGAGAGGCGCAATTTTCTGAACGAGGATTGCGAGGGGTGGACATTGATCCAATCATTGAAGCAGCGCAGGGTTCTTCAAGAAAGGCATTGGTCTTACTGGACTCGGCCCTATTTGGTGGGGGGAATGCGGGAGCGCAGATTACCGAGCAAATAGAAACGCAGGTTCAGGATTTGTGCCGGATGTTTTGTACCCCGCCTACAACCTGGATGATGTTGGTTAAGGTGTTGGCAGGACTTCAGGGGCAAGACCCCGAGGGCTTGCGCCGGTGTGTTTTGGGCTATATGAACAAGGTTCTTCTGGCTGGGAAGTACTCTGCGCAAGCGGCGCTGGTTATTTCGTTTATGGCAAATCCGCTGTATGATGTTGGTATGCCTGGGTTTACAGCGGCATGCTACATGGCGTGGTCCTCATTGTCCGGGGGGAAATAAAGTTTGATTTTCCCCTTGCTTTTTGTGAAAAAGTGTGGTATATTTCTAATGAGCAGCGGGTACAAAACGGAAAGGAAAAGATTATGAAAACGGAAGATACGAGTGAAGGCCAATTCGTGGGCTACTTGTCAATAAATGAGTACTTGCTGGATCAGGAGTGGCAGCAGCAGCCCTTACGATTCATGGAAATTGCAACGCAGGCGGTGGAATCTCGTCGGGACGCCGAACAGGCGCGGATTGCGCGGGATGTGCAGTGGGGCGATTTGTGCCGGGCTGCTCGCGAATGTCCTGAAAAGTTCGGGATTGGAAAAGTGACCGAAGGTCAAATCACCGAGGTGGTTACTAGGCATCCCGAAATGGTGAAAGCAGAGCAAGCGGTTGTGGCTGCACAATACCAACAGCAGATGTTGGACCGGATGGTTCAGGCAATGGAGCATAAGAAACGGGCGCTGGAAAACTTGGTTACGTTGTATGGGATGGCCTATTTTTCGGGCCGTTCCGATGATGTGAAATCTAGGACCGAAGCGGTGGATGCACAGCAGGCCATGAAGGCCCGTGCGGCGGAAGCCTTGAAAGAACGGAGGAACGATGAACTGGAATAAAGAAGCGATGATGGCTGCTGCACAAGAGCGGCTCAAGAAGGAAGCGGAGTTGGCAGCGACAAAAGGCACAAGCCGTCCGTTTTTCCGTATCCCTGAAGGGGTTAAGATGTTTGGCGCAACTTCGCCAGGGATCCGCCGGTTGGATATTCTGCCCACTGTGGTAAAGCTGCCACAGGATGGACTCTCTATCGGCGATTGTACGTACAACCGGACGATCAAGGTGCATTACTCTCCAGTCGGTGGTGGGGGTGTGCTTTGCCGTCAAACGGTGCACGAAGCCTGTCCGCTGTGTGCCGCGTATCAGACAAAGGCCCTATTTGCGCGGCAGCGCGATTACTGGAACAATCGCCCACCTGGCTCAGAAGCGGCTGAGTACTGTGCTGAGACAAGCTTGTATAAGCCGAAGCCTTGTGATTTGTATTGGGTAGTGAACACTCAGGAGCGAGAGTCGGGGGTGCAGTTGTACCGGGTCACCCCATCCAATTTTACAGAGGCGCTGCAGTCGCGCTTATCGATGGTAGAAGGGGATCCGTCCCGGCAAAACTTTTACTGGTTCCATTCTCCGACAGATGGAATGACCGTGGTTGCCAAATATATTGCGGTCGCAGGTGGATTTGGACGCTCGTATCCGCAATGCAACGCGATTGACTTTGAGCCTCGGGTACGGCAGTATACAGAAGAGTTTGCGGCAGCACTCCCGTCGTTTGATGATTTGCTGATTCTGACGGAACCGGATGACATGTGCGCCTGGTTTGAACCACTGGTGGAACAATGGCGGGAATCTCGTGCAGGAGCCGGAAAAGCAGAAGATCCTGTGCATGGTGCGGCGGCAGGATCTGTTGTCCATCCGTCCATGAAGGTTCCAAGGATTCCGGAGCAGCCGAGATTGATCCCGGATGAAGAACCTCCATTTGAAGCGAGTCCGCCAGTTGACGCCAAAAGCGTACAAGAAGTGTCAGGGTGCCCGCATGCCGACAAGGGGTATGTGTATGGCGTGGATACGGGAAGCAAGCCCAAATGTGCGGTATGCCCGGCGGAAACTAAGAAGGCGTGTCTTATGGCGTAAGTAGTAGGGTTTGCGCCAGCAGTTTGGCGGGGCCGGGGTTTCTGATCCTTTCTCCGGTCCCGCCATAGAGAGTTGAATCTGTTTTTGCGGGAACATCTATTAGGGTATAGAAGAAAAATGCCTGCATTGGAAAGAGGACTTATATGTGGTGTAATGTTACATATCGAAAATCAGCAAAAATTTGGCAGCGGATGCTCAGACACACACTGATCGGGTCAGTGGATGTCTTGATTGGTGGTTTGTGTCTTGCGGTTATAGGAAGCGCTATTGGAGTGCTAATTGGATTTCTGAGGGGGATTTGGATCGCGTTTTGGTTGCGGCTTTTGGTGATATCAATCTCGCCGGTTCCATACCCGAGTAAAATTGATCCGGCAAAATGAGCACAAGCGCTCAACAGGCAATAGAGGAGTTTAAGTGTATGGCAAAAAAGCGAGTGAAACAAGATCGGGTTTACCTGCCATCAGGCAGTTCTTTACTCGATCTCGCGCTTACTAACAAGATCGGGCAAGCGTTTCCAGCGGGGCATGTGTATTCGATTGTGGGAGATTCGACTTCGGGGAAGACGTTCTTATCCAATATCATTCTGGCGGAAGCCTGTTATAACCCAGACTTTGCGGAACATCGACTTATTTATGACGATGTGGAGCATGGAAACCTATTTGATAAGATTTCGCTGTTTGGAGCGCAATTGGAAGAGCGGATTGAGGGGCCGGGCGAAGACTCGGAGCAGTCTTGGTCGTTGGAGGAGTTCTACTATAATGTGGACGATGCCATTACCGATGGCCGTCCATTCATTTATATTTTGGATAGTATGGACGGATTGGAAACGTTAGAGGAACAAAAGTTATTTCAGGAATCGAAGGAAGCCTTTCACAAGGGAAAACCCGCCGCACAGAGCTATGGAATGCAGCGTGCAAAGATGAATGCACAATGTGTGCGCCGGATTCAAGGGGCGATGCAAGACACCAATTCGATGGTGTTTATTATTTCTCAAGCAAAGGTCAAAGTGAATTCCGGATTATACCAACAAAAAACCCGGTCTGGCGGGGCTGCATTGAAGTTTACGTCTACCGTGGAACTTTGGTTGACTCCTGGCAAGTCTATTCAAAAAACAATCGAAGGAAAAGCGCGGACCATAGGGCATATGGTGACTGTTAAAATTGGGAAGAACCGGAACAATGGACAAGTGGATCCTGTCTCTATTCCGCTACATCCCGAGTACGGGATCGATGATTTATCGTCTTGTATTGAATATCTGCTGGACGAAGGGGTTTGGGAAAAGAAAGCCCTAACGATTCATACCACAGGGCTTCCCGATGCAGTAAAAGGTACAATGGAGAAACTGATCTCAATCATTGAGGAGAAACAGTGGGAGGGTTATGTGCGTGATTTAGTGCAATCTACCTGGGACCGTATCCGGGAGAAAATCAGAATGGACCGGAAGGCCAGGTATGGAGGAACAAACAATGAGTAGGACTATAGATGAGAAAGAACTTCGGCAGTCGTGGCGGCTGAGTATCGAAGTTACAAAGGAGCAGCATGAACGGCTGCACCGGTGCATCCCTTACGGGATGCGCAACCGGGTGTTTGGCGTGCTTGTGGATGCCCTATGTGATCAAATTGAAACCAATCAGGGGGATGTAATTGGTGCGGCGCTCAATCAAAAACTATGGATTCAGTGGTGATTTTGGCGTGGAATAGAATTGATTCCAGCCTGGAACAAGCTGTTATTGATCCGTTTGTCTTTACAGTAGAGCGGCAGCCAGGAGATTCTACCGTGTTTCTTTTGATGTCTATGGGTACCCGAGGGCATAAGGAATGGTTTGGCGAATTGCATACGGACTTTACAACTGTTGCAGCCGCCAAGCAGTATGTAAAACAATTCCTTGTGGGACTATATTCAACATTAACGGAAAAGGAAGTGTCATGCAAGCGAATCCGAAAGATCAAAAAAAATCCCATAGAGTAAATGGTTCCCGAAAAGGGAGTGCATTTGAACGGAAGATCTGCAAAGAACTGTCTTTGTGGTATTCACGGGAGAAGCATGATGATTGGTTTTGGCGTACTTCGGGGTCTGGGGCGCGGGCGACAACACGGCAAAAAAAGGGACAGAACTCTGTTTCCGGGCATGGAGACATTGGAGCAACATGTCCAGAGGCGCAGGAACTTTTACATCATTTGTGCTTCGAAATCAAGTGTGGATATAACGATGTGGATTTGTTTTCTTTGATCTCGAATCGGGCGGGTACCAAAGAACATCCTTTGATACAGTTTTATGAACAAGCGCTTGTGGCTGCAAAGGCTATTCCAGGAGTGTTTAGGGATCCTGTTGTGATATGGAAGAGGGACCGAAAACCTACTATGGTAATTCTTCCCGAGGTGATATTCTCAGAGTTAGATCTGCCTGGGATGAGTATTTGGGTTTGGGAACCGGGATCAGGTAAAAGGTTGGACATTGGTGTGGTTCTGTGGGAAGATTTTCTAGCGCTTAGTCCAACGGTGTTTTATGGAAGACGGAGTACCGTGTGATTTACTGTAGGTATTTGGCAAACGCATATCCGGGGCCTAGCCGTCAGGATTGGATCGATGCCGCAAAATCATGGGCTGATTGGATTGATGAACAGGTGTTTTTACTTGTGTATGCGGATCAAGAGGAGAGTTTGAAGAATGAGTGTGATTCAATGCTCCCAGTGCGGGAACATCTGCATGGAAGAAACGGCAGCGGAACTCCCGTTTAATGGTGGATTGATCTGCATCGAGTGCCAAGAGTTCGTGTATATGCTTTGTACTTCTTGTGGCACGTACACAGAAAATGATGACTATTTTGTGAACGGATGTTGCGTGTGCGGTGGGGATTAGTTTTTCCAAAAGGTACTTGCTTTTTTCTTAAATAGGTGGTATAGTTCTGCCGAGAGGTTTTTATGATTAAGCGGATTCATCTTCATAACTTCCAAATTCATCGGGAGAAAACGCTGCTGCTTACGGCGGGGCTGAATACGATTACTGGACAGTCGGATACGGGGAAGTCGGCTATCATCCGCGCTATCGAATGGGTGCGCAATAATCGGCCTGCTGGTATTGGCTTCATCAACTATGCAGCGGATGAGTGTTGGGTAGAGATTGAGACGGATCGGGGAACGGTACGCCGGACGCGGACACGTACCACGAACAGCTATACCGTCAATGGTGTGGAACATCTGGGAGTTGGGACAGCGGTTCCAGAGGAAGTGGAGATCGTGCTCAATCTGGGGGATGTGAATGTTCAGCCGCAACATGCACCCTATTTCCTGCTGACGCTTTCCAGTGGGCAGATTGCTCAGGAGTTGGCACATTATGCCGATATTTCCGAGGGAAATCGAGTCATTAAAAAGGTGGCACAAGAACGCCGGACCACGGAAAATATCATAAAGCGGCAAGAGCAGGAATTGAGTCTTGCCCGGACTAAGATCAAACAGCTTGCCCGAATTCAGACGCTTTCTCCTAAGCTGCAAGAGGTCCAACAACGAGAAGAGCAGATTCATCAAATAGCCGAACAGTGTAAAACCATTACGGAATATACATCAAAACTGGTGGGCTGCAATCAAACTCTAAGTGCACTTGTGGGATTCCCCGATGCTGGGCCGATTCAGCAACTAGTGCAGGAAATTCAACAGAGAACTGCGCAGATCCAGACACTTCAAAGCCTGCTTCAAAAGATCCAAGCGCAAACCCAATGGGCAGCCGTGGATGTCACAAACCAACACAAACAGATACAAATCGTCGAACAATTACAGAATATGTGGCAAAGTACGAAAGACAAGCAGGATGGGGTCCGACCGGTTACATTGAAGTTGCAGCAATGCGTGCAGATGTTGTCCGAATGGGAAGAGGACGAACGGTACCTTCGAGTGCAGTTGCAGGGCTTTATCGGACAGGTGTGCTCCCTGTGTGGGCAGGTAATCACGGAGGTTGCTCATGTCGGCTAATACAGAGAATCCTGTGGTCTTTTTGGCGTGTTCTGACCTGCATTTGTCGGATCGGCCACCACGGGTACGTGGGAAAGAGTGGGATTGGATCCGGCGGCAAAGCAATGTGCTTCGGGAAGTTTTGGAACTTGCCAGGAAGCATCAGTGTTCTTCAATTCTTTTTGCGGGGGATTTTTTTCATCGGCCCCGCGTTTCGCCTGAATTGGAACGAATGACCATCGAAGTTCTTCAGGAGTTTTCTGACATACAATGGCTGATTATTCCAGGGCAGCATGATTTGCCGTCGCATTTGGTGGACAAAATCCATCAAGCCTCTTTGGGCGTTCTACGTGCAGCGCTGCCCAATCTAATTCCAGTACATGGCCGTTCCAAGTACAATGGAATTTGGGTTTATGGGGTGCCTTACGGAGTTGCAGCGGATAGTACTGTGGAAGCGGATGTGGTATTGTCGCACCAATTGGTATGGTACAAAACTCCAGCTTTTCCAGGAGCACCAGAAACAGGGAATGCGGCAAATGTGGTCAATCAGTTCCATACCGGGGTAAAGTTGATCGTTACTGGGGACAATCACCAAGCATTCGAATATGCTGATGATCATTATTCGCTGGTGAATTGTGGGGCCATGATGCGGCGGACGCTCGATCAAGTGGATTATGTGCCTAGCGTGGTGCTGGTTCATAAGGACTGGAGTTGTTCTCGTGTACCTCTGGATATTACCCATGACGTGTTTTCTTTAGAAGATAGCATCCAGATTGGAGAACAATCCCAGAAGGATAAAAAAGCGCTCCAAGAGTTTATCGGTTTGCTGGTAGATACAAATCGAAACGAACCGTTGAGCTTCACTCATGCGGTCACCACAGTTACTTCTAGCAGGATGGTAACTAGGGAAGTGTTGGATTATATTCATCGGATTCAAGTAGGAGACTAATTATGGCGCTGTCATTGCAGGATATTCAATCGAGACTTTCCCGGCTTCAGTCGGAACGGGACCGGGCGCTGGGTGTACGGGATTCGTTGCTCGGATCGCTTAAGGAAATGGGGTATGAGTCCCCAGAAGCGGCTGCCGAAGCAATTAAACAGATGGAGCAGGAGTTAGAGGTGCTGCGTACCAAGTTGAATGTGAAACTTGCCGAGTTGGATACGGATATTACCAACATCGAGAAAAAGGTGTACACATGACCTCGAATGATCTGGCTCCAAGAATCCATGCGCTGCAGGGAATTCTTGCCGAACGGAAGAAGCAAGTGTTTTCGCTCGAAAATCTGTTGAAACAGCAGAAAAATGAGCTTGGAATTATTCTAGATGCGCTGGACATATGCACGCAAGCACAACTGTATTTACAGTCTCGTGTCGAGTTCTGCTTGTCGAGCGTGGTGACGAAAGCAATGTCTATCGTATTTCCCGATCCATACGAATTTCGGCTGAATTTTGAGATTAACCAGCATGATGCGGTATCGGCAACACCTGTATTATGGAAACATGGGGAGGAGTACGACCCTTTGTTCGGTACGGGTGGGGGCGTTGTGGATGTGGTGTCGTTTGCACTGCGTGTTGCGTGTTTGGTGCTTTCCGGAAAAGAAGATCGGGTTTTGATTCTGGATGAGCCTGCAAAACATCTGAGTAGTGATTTGCATGATCGCTTTAAGGAAGTAGTTGATGAATTGACGGAGCAATTGTCAATACAATTTCTCATGGTGACACATTCAGATGTATTTGCGGAATCCAATAGTTTAGTGGCTAATACAGGAGATGATTTATGAAGCATTGCACGGGCATGAAAAATTTGGAGCCGCTGGAGGCGATCTTCGATGAGGAGCTTTTAGCACTGGATGATTTTTGTGTGGGGTGTTTCAACGTCTGTGCGAGAAAATAGATGCGGCGGAACTTTGCTGTCCGGTTTCTTGCGCGTTGGAATCTTGGCTGATGCAAGTGGAACACACGATCCAGCAGACAATTGTGGCCATGAGAACAGGAAAAGATGTATAGTTCGCATAAACAGGTGGATGTCTTGTTTGCCGAATCTCGGCGGAATTTGCGGAGAAATGTGCCCGCGCAGGAAGAAGCTTGCAAAGGCGATCCTAAGTTGCTGTGCCTTATGTGCGGGCGGTTCATGCCTATAGATTCGTTTCTTACCAGGCGTCAACATTGTGCGGAATGTTCTGGATATTCTATACCAAAAAAGGAGCAACCTCATGCCCTCCATCATTCAGAATTGGCGGATGGATTTTGCGACCAACAGCAGTTCCAATCACAGCTTAGTCCTTTTGAAAAAGGACGGTAAATTTCGATCTGCGGTACCATATTCGCCCAAGATCGAAGATCAGCAATACGGCTGGGAAAATTTCATCTTACATACAGTTCCCGATAAGCTCCGGTATTTGGCGTGTCAGTTGAGTACTGTGGAAGATGCTAGGAATATCTGCCAGAGATTGGCGATTGATGAATATTTTCCACCAATGGATGGGTATGTCGATCATGAAAGTCAGTTGATAGTTCCGGCATACAGAAATAATTTAGGCTGGGTGCATTTGGAATACCTTCAGGCATTAAAAACTTTTCTATTGCGAGAAGATTCCGCAGTCTTGGGTGGGAATGATAATGAGGACGATCTCTTTCGAGGGGTGTTGACAATTCAGCACAGGCTGATGTGTTCGAAGCTTGGGTTTGCTGGAGATTCACGGCAGGCGATTGTAGCGGCGGGGTCCGGAACTCATTGGACTTTATTCAATCAGAACAATGGTTATAAAGTTCATGTGTCCTTTGACGGGTCTCCGTTTGTGAAATCGGGTTGCCCGGAATTAGTGGATTTGAAGATTACCGACTATTGCCGGAAACGGTGCGCCTACTGCTATCAGAAGTCATCGCGGGCGGGGGCGCATATGAAGTACCAACGGTATGGGGTGGTGGATTCTGATATTATTTCTGCGTTGATAAAGTCCGATGTACTGGAGGTTTGTTTAGGCGGGGGTGAGCCGGTACGCAGTCCATTTCTTTCCGAGATTGTGGATGTGTTGTCTGAGGAGGGAATCCGAGCGTCGTTGGCTACGCGGGATCAGCCGGAATTGTTGAAAACAGGGCTGCATGTCCGGGATCGGCTATCCGCATATGCAGTTTCGGTGAATGTGCGGAAGGACGTAGAACGTCTGATTTCCGATCCCAAACTCCGAGTCAATTATGTAATGGGAACTGGAGATTTAGCTGAAGTGGCTAGAGAATGTGCACTTCGGAAATTCCCTTTGATTTTGCTGGGGCCAAAGACACCAGATCTTTTGGTACCAGCACGTGAAGAGGGATGTCAGTGGCGGAAGACATTGCAAAAAGCGGGGATTAATTATGTGGGTGTAGATACCGCCTTTGTAAACACGTTCGATATGACAGGAATTTCAAAGTACTCGTATTACCGGACAGAGGGTGCTTTTTCTTGTTATGTGGATGGGGTTTCACAGCAAATGGGCCGGGATTCTTATTCTGGGGATCTGGTTCCGTTTGATTCAAAAACTTGGCTAGATGTGTATCAAACGTATTAGAAAGGAATGTCCATGAATTCAGTCTGGGAGTGGATTGTTGAAGCGTGGGGAAATCAGAAGATCGACCTTATATGTCCAAAGTGTCAAGAACATGTAGTTTCTGAGCCGGGGGATATGTATGCCTGGTGTCCGGCCTGCCGGTCCTGGGGACTTGTTCGGCAGTACGGATCCGTAGGGACTCTTTCCTGTATGTGATGCAGGTGTGGAGATAAACCAGAAGTCCATTAATAGGAGATCTGAGTGATGGCAAAGAAATGCTGCGGTGATTCGAAAACGTGTGCGCCCATGTCCGGCCCAAAGAAGGGCAAGGGGAAAGGAAAATAGTATGGCCGATTTGCGGGAGGACGCAATTACGCGATTGCTGCAAATCGAGGGTGGGTTCGTCGTGGATCACGCCGGACCCACCCGGTTTGGCATTACGCTAAAGACCCTTCTGGATGATCCCGCGTTAGTGGCGCGGTTGGAACTGGATCTGGATAAAGACGGCGATATGGATGTTGCCGACATGCAACTCTGGACTGAAGAAGATGCCCGGCGGTTTTACCGGGATTTGTGGGATCAGACAGGGATGGTTGAATTTGAAGCCAAATCACAGGTGGCGATGAAGCTGTTTGATATGATTGTGCATATGGGGAAGTATCAGGCTGTAAAGATTTTACAGCGGGCATTGCGTGCAGTGATTCCTGCATCCACTGCGAAGGATGATGGGATTATTGGACCGAAGACTCGTGCATTGTTCGGCATCGGGAACGATTGGGTGTTGGTTGCTGCGTGCCGGAGCGAGGTTGCTGGATTTTATCGGATGTTGGCAGCTATCAACCCCGAGAAGTACGGGAAGTACCTGGAGGGCTGGTTAAATCGAGCTTACACTTAATTTTTCAAAGGACTTGCTTTTTTGTAAAAAGCATGGCAGAATTGGGTTGTAGACAGTTGAATCTTGATTTTGGGTGCGACGGGCTGAAAGATTACATCTAATGAGGACCATTATGTCGCTGGTTCAAGTCCAGTCGGAGGAAACTCTGTAGCTCAGGTGGTTAGAGCAAATGGATTTAGATCTTTAAATAGTGATTCCACCCAAATGCTTTGGATGTGCCGGGTACATAGACTACATCGCATGTTAAGCCGGATATGCAGGTGCAAGGTCTGCCAGGAGCAATCCTGTACCTCAATTAGTTAGAGTGTCGTTATGTCTGGTACAATATTGCCATCCTGTTTGAGCCGTAAATGCTTGAGATAGAGAACTCCGTGGATAAGTGCTATGTTACGGAAGTAATCAGGTCCAAGCCGGAGTAGGCACCGCCGAACCATGGTGCCTTATAATTGAAGTTGAATCAGAGTTTAGGTGCGCCGGAAGGATAGATTACATCTATATGGTTAGTTCAGGCATGGCTCGGCCCTAAGCCGGGTGTGTTAGTATCTTCCTAATGATTGCCACCTAAAGTTTTTCAGGAGCAGGCGGATCTGCAATAGGGCCTTATGGTCCGTTGTAAGATGGGCCTTATTAAGTGCGTTGTATGAGTCCGGCCTGGCCTGACGGGTTCACCTTGAAAGGCATTTTATGGACCACTTAACAGTTACATGACGATGTACTGGGGGAACCGGACCTTTGTGGTGGGTAAGTGACGTTCCGTGGGTATCGAACATGACCCACATACTTTGAATTTGTAATGTGGCGAAAAACGGAGATTCCCATTATGTCGAAGTTCAATGTACCCAAACCGGCTGCACCTAAGTTCCAAAATGCAGCGGGCGGCATTTCATTTGTACTTGATTCGAAGATCGATTTGGTCATCCGCCTGTTGTCGTGGTTCTGTAATGATGGGGCGTATGTGTCCAAGGAGCAGCAACAGCAAGAAATCCGGGCGCTGATTCAGGCGATTCCGGATAAGCAGTTTGTTGCCAAAGCGGCGATCTTTGCGCGGACACAATGGGGGATGCGGTCGGTATCTCATCTGGTTACTGGAGAGTTGTTTCGTGCTGGAATTTCCAAGGAACCCTGGGCCAGATCTTTTGTTGATGCCGTTGTGGAACGTGTGGATGATATGACGGAGATTCTAGCGTACTGGATGTCGATTGCTTTTATAAAAAATGCAAAAGGACGGACTAAGATACCCAATGCGATGTTGCGTGGATTCCGGGATGCTTTTGGCCGATTTGATACATACCAGTTGGGGAAGTATCAGGCAAAAAGCCGTTCCGTGTCCTTGGTGGATTTGATGCGGCTAGTACATCCTGTTCCAAGTCCGAGGAATGAAGAGGGTCTGCGGAAGTTGGTGCAGGGAACCCTGGAAGCGGATGGAACCCGGCAAGCTGCTATGGTAAAAGCGACCCAGGACATACAAGATCCGAACGAAAAGCAGACGGCAAAAAATGCTGTGTGGCATCAGATGCTGCCGACTATGGGTGTGTTCGAATTACTGAAGAACTTGACACATCTGATTGATGAAGCGCCGGAGTTGGTGGATGATGCCTGTAAAAAGTTAATGGATCTTGCGGCGATTAAACGTTCTCGGATTTTTCCGTTTCGGTATTATACGGCCCTTTCGATGGTTGCTCATCATGCGGAAGTCTCTGGGGCAAGCCGGGCGCTTTATCCGCCGGTAATGCAAGCGCTTGGAAATGCTTTATCAATTGCGTGCGAGAATGTTCCAGAACTTCAAAATTCGTTAGTGGTGCTAGATGTCTCCGGATCGATGCAGACGCCTTTGACAGCATATGCTGCCGCGATGGCACGGGCACGGCGGGGGCGTTCAGCGATGAATCCAATTTCAGTTAAGGAGGCTGGTGCCTTAATGGCGAGTGTACTTGCGGCCCGGTCGTGGGCAGAATTGATGGTTTTTGCTAGTGATGCAAAAATGGCTCTATATGTTTCGAACGAGAATCCGCTTACACTTGCCAGGCAATTGGCTACTGTAGATGGCTATAATGGACATGGTACGAATTTTGAAGCAATTTTTAATCGGGCATCGAGATCATATGATCGAATCGTGATCTTTTCCGATATGTTCGGATGTATGTGTGGAATGGCGGAGGGGTATAAGGGCGCGTCAGCATGGATACATGGGGGTGAGTGTACTACCGCGTTTGCGCAGTATAAACAACGGACAGGGGCAGATCCGTATGTATATTTTGTGAACCTTGCCGGATCGGGCGGATCAATGCTCAATCCGCGCAATCCGAAAGTAGTTCAGTTGGCGGGGTTTTCCGAGAAGCTGTTTGACCTGATCTCGATGTGGGAGCAGGATCCGAATGTGCTTGTGCATGAAGTCGAGAAGATTAAATTGTAATTTTGATCGGCGATCCATCCGGAATGACAATCCGGTTAAAGTGTGGATAATTTGTCCGTAAGTGTCGCGCAGAGCAAAAATAGTGGTCCACACCACCATATTTCTTCAGAGGAAATGTTCACAATGAATGTTGTACCAACTGCAAATGCCAAGATTCAGGAAATCTCCCAGGCGTACCAAGGGCAGATTGATCATCTCCAAGGGCGAGTCGAGGAACAAAATGCGGTAATTGGAGTTTTGGAACGGCAATTGACTGTAGCCCAGGCGCGGGAAATCAGTGGATCTGGGGGGTTTGTGTTGGTGGGATTTGGTGTCATTTTAGGGATGTGTGTAAGCGCGATGGGACGTGCT